GGTTTTTCTCATTTAAAGTTTACTTGTTTTCTAAAAACATTTATAAAATCATGGTACAATTAGTATTTTACGGATCTGAAAAGTCTGAAACAGACAATTACGAATTAAGGTGTTTTTGTAATACAAATGACGAAATTTACATTGAAATAGAAATGCATCAGAATTTTGAGCATTTTATTGCTTTAGATAAGCAAACAGCAATTAAATTTAGCAGGGAATTACGTAAACAAATAGCACTTATTGAAGATGAGCGGTTGGATTAAATTACACAGGCAAATTTTAGAATGGGAATGGTATTCCGATAATAATTGTTTTCGGTTGTTTACTCACTTAGTTTTGAAGGCTAATTATAAGCAAAAAAGATTTAAAGGAATTGAACTAAAAAAAGGATCAATTGTAACAAGTCGCGATATATTGGCACGTGAAACAGGACTAAGTTCACAACAAATTAGAACCGCATTAAACAAGCTAATTTCAACCAACGAAGTAACCAGCGTTACAAGTTCGCAAGGTACTATAATTCAAATAGTTAACTATGAAAAATATCAAGTAGAAACCAGCGAAACAACAAACGAGCAACCAACAAATAACCAGCAAGTAACCACTAACAAGAAAGAAAAGAAAGAAAAGAAAGAAAATAAAGAAATAACTATACCGTCGATTGATGAATTTTTAAATTATTCAGTTGGTCAAATACCAAACATAAACAAACAGGATGTACGATTGAAATATGAAAGTTGGTTAGTAAATGATTGGTGCGTAAACGTAGACGGTAAGCAAAGGAAAATTTCTAATTGGAAAACAACGCTTTTAAATACGCTTCGATATTTACGAACGGATCAGGGAAATGTTTACAGTCCAAATATAATCCACGAATAAAATGTATAAAAGATTAAGCGATTTACAGCCAGAATTACATAACATTCGACACGTAAAAAATGTACGTGGAAAATCAATCGGTTGGGACTTCGATCAGTTACCATACACAGTAAAAGAGGGTTGCACAACTTATATCGGAGCCGCGCCCGCAAGTGGAAAAACGGAAATTTGGTTTGAATTCCTAATTAATTTAAGTTGTTTACACGGTTGGAAACATGTAATTTTTTCACCTGAAACAGGAAGCGCAGCCGAAGTTTATTCAGAACTTTGCCATAAATATATTGGAAAACCATACACAATAGGCGAATTTTCGATGAGTCAAGGCGAACAAATAACCGCTGAAATGTTTGTTAACGATCATTTTATTGTTGTGGATCCGATTGATGAAGATTTAACCTTAGAAAATTTTTATAAATTAGTCGATGAAATTGAAAAAACGCACGAAATAACAATTAACACAACAACGGTTGATCCTTGGAATGAATTAACTGAAGAATACATACAATCGGATTTAGGGCGCGAAGATAAATATTTAAGCAGGATTTTAGGAATGGCACGAAAAAACGCGCGGAAAACAAAACGCCATAATTGCATAATAAACCACGTTCGGGACCAGGCACCAATTACACAAAACGGACAAACATTTTACCCGATGCCAACGGCGCGTGACTTCGCAGGCGGTCAAGTATGGTTCCGTAAAGGATTAACAGTTTTAATTCCATGGCGCCCACCGGCCGGATTAGTAGATTCAAACGGTAATGTATATGAAGAAAACGAAGTACATTTAAAAGTGGCTAAAAGCAAGCCAAAAGGCGTTTCAAAAAACGGAATTTATAAAATGTATTTAGACGTTTCAAAATACCAATATTACATGCGCGATAATTTAGGAAATAAGGTTTACGCGAATAGAAAAGATTTAGCAGAAATCAAACCAATATCAAATCAATTTCCAACAAAACTAAAATTTGATAATATTCCTGAATTGATTTCCACGAGTGAAAAAATAAGAATAGCAAACGAAAACGCACCATTTTAAAAAATAAAAATATGAGTTTAGAAATGATTAAAAGAAAAGCCGGTTTAAACGTACTTTATTACAGGTTAAAAAATTCGATTGAAGAGATTGAAGCAAAACACCCTGAAAGAAATGATTTGTTAGATCCTATGCGCGAAAGTTTAACCGAGGTTGCAGAATCAATTCAATACTTTACACACTGCGAGAATGTAACACGCGCCACAAATAGCAGAAACCACGATTTAGAATTAGAGAATTTAAAGCTGAAACAAGAAAATAAAAGCCTGAATATTCATATCGGAAATTTATTAAACGGACTATGAAAATAAAAATAATCTTAAAACCAACTGAAGAGCAAAAGCAAAAACAGTTAGAAAAACAAAACGAACTTTTACAAGGCGTAAAAATTGCTTTTATACATTTTGATTCAGACGGTAAAATAACGCCTTTGGAGGATTTAAAAAACATTAATTGGATTGAATATGATAAAGAAAAGAAAATGTAAATATTGCCGGCAGCCATTTGAGCCGATTACCTTTCTGCAAAAAAACTGCTTCGAACCTAATTGTGTAACAGACTGGATAAACGAAACAAAGCAAAAGCAATGGACGAAGAAAAAAGCGAAGTTAAAAGCGGAATTAATGACTTTAAGCGATTACATAAAAATCGCTCAGCAAGTATTTAATAAATATATTCGACTTCGTGATGCGGGAGAAAATTGCATTTCCTGTAATAAACCAGCATTAAAAGAAAACGCGGGACATTTTTACAACGCAAATAACCATTGGAACGTTCGATTTAACGAGGACAACGTCCATTTACAATGTGAGTATTGCAATACATATTTACACGGAAATTTAATCGATTACAGGGAAAATTTAATTACCAAAATTGGATTTTATAAATTTTCTATTTTAAAGCATGAATCCGATAAAACGCGCAAATTTTCAATAGATGAGTTAAAAGAAATAATAAAAGAATATAAACAAAAAACAAAAAGCAAATGATTACAAATTTTGAAAATTACACGCATGAATTAACAGACCAGGAATTGGAAATTTTACCAATTGTAATTCATGGATTCAGGGCGTATAAAAAGAACAACCCAATAAAAGCTGAATTAATAGTAAAACGAATGAATCAATTTTTAACGGATCGAGGTTATAAAATAAGATTAACCGGTCCACGATTACGAAAGCTGGTTAACTATATTCGTTCAAATAGCTTATTGCCGTTAATAGCGACCTCACAGGGGTATTTTACGACTGATTGCAAAGAAACTATTATAAACCAAATTCAAAGCCTTAACGAGCGCGCAAATTCAATAGAACGTTGTGCAAATGGTTTGAAGAAATTTTTGTAAAATGAGAATATTTATAATAAAAAACAAAGGCGCTAACATTTGGCAAAACTTTGTAACAGAAAAACAATTAACATTCAATGATGAAGTTAAAATTTTAGTAAGTTATGTTTTTTTTAGAAAAAAAGATGCTGAAAAATATCTAAAAACATTCAAATACAGTGAGTTTTTTGAAGTTGTTGGATGCACCGTTGACCAAACAAAAGGCGATAACAGAAAAAAAACTTAATATTTTTTAAAAGTATTGTTATATTAAAAATTTAGTTTATATTTGTAAACAATTTAAAAATCAAAGTATATGAAAAACGATTTAGTATTAGTAAATCCAAAAGAGTTTGGAATTGAAGAAAACAAAGCAACGGAGTTAATCGGTAATTTACCACAGTTGCAAAATGAAAGAAATGCACTTGAAAAACAGTATAACGAAGTAATTAAAATGGATATTGAAAGCCATGAAACAACAAAATTAGCGCGTGAATTACGATTAAAAATACGCGATAATAGAACAAAAGGAATTAACGTATGGCATAAGACAACTAAAGACGTTTTTTTGCGCGCAGGTCAATTTATTGATGCTTTAAAAAATAAAGAAATTGCAGTTAATGAGCGTATGGAATCAAATTTAGAAGAAATTGAAAAATATGCTGAAAATAAAGAGCGTGAAAGAATAGAATTATTACGTAAAGAGCGAAGTAATGAATTAGAAATTTATTCGGAGTTTTTACCTTTTGGAATTGATTTGGGCGCTTTATCTGATAATGATTATATAAACCTATTAAATGGAGCTAAATTACAATTGAACGCTAAAATTGAAGCTGAAAAACAAGCGGAAAAGGAACGTATCGAAGCTGAAAAAATAGAACTTGCAAGAATTGAAGAAGAAAAAAGAATTGAAGCAGAAAAAATTGAAGCTCAAAGATTAGAAAATGAGAGGTTAAAACTCGAAGCTCAAAAACGCGAAGCTGAATTAAAAATTGAGCGCGAAAAACAGGCTAAACTTGAAGCTGAATTAAACGCAAAACGCGAAGCTGAATTAAAAATTGAGCGCGAAAAACAGGCTAAACTTGAAGCTGAAAAAAAAGAATTAGAAAAATTAGCTAAAAAACCAATTCAAGACCAATTAAAAAATTGGATTAATTCAATTAATATTGAAATCCCTGAAAATTTAAAAGAAAATTTAACGGCTAATGATATAAATGAGAAATTCAATAGCTTTAAAAAGTGGGCGTTAACATCAATTGAAAACAATTAATTCAAAGCAAAATGAAAAATCTATTTAAAAGCCTTGCGGCATTTCAACAGGAAATCAAAGTAATTCACAAAGGTACATCTGGTTATGCGAATCAATACAAATTCGCGGATTTACCTAAAATTTTTGAAGCAATCAATCCGTTAATGCAAAAACATGGATTAGGATTTACGCAAATGATTAACAGCCATGAAGGTCAAAATTATTTAGTTACGATTGTATTCCATTGTGAAAGCGGTGAACAAATAGAATCGAGTACAATAATTCCAAACGTTCAACTTGCAAAAATGAACGAACACCAATGTTTCGGATCCGGAATTACATACTATCGACGTTACTGTTTGAGCGCAATGCTTGGATTAGTTACGGACGTAGATAACGACGCGTCAGGAAATCAAGTTTTAGACTCAAAAAGATTTAAGGCAGCTGTTGAAAAAATTCAAAATAATGAATTTACTCGCGAAGCGTTGGAGGCACGTTTTGAGCTTACAAAGGATCAAATCAATTTTTTGAATGAAAATGGAATCTAAAGTAGTTTTATTTGACGCCGATAGCCTTGTATATCAATCGATTTACAAGGTTATCAGTTTCGGAGAAATCCGGGGCATGCTAAAAAGCGGAAAATTACGCTTCGAGATTGAAATGGAAATCCTGCAGCGCGGTTACGATCGTTTTGAAAAAATTAGTTTTGAT